CTTTAACATCATTTAAATATATAGAAAAAACAAAAGCTCTAGGTTCATTAGCATACCCTGGACCATGTTCAATATGCCAAACATGATATCCTTCTGTTGGTAAAGTTTTCTGTATTTTTAAATCTGTAAAATAAAATTTGTTATCATTGTATGCACCATTTGCACCTGTTACTTTAAGATAATGATTCCATGCTACATCATAGTTTATCATCATTGATTTTAATCGCTCCCACCACACTTTTACATTTTGAGAGGTAGCAAAAAATTGTTGATCTTGTTTATTTAAAATAGATGAGTTTTCAAAACCTATTCTATTTATTGTGTTTTTAAACTCATTCTCTTGTTCATATAGTTGTATAGCCCTATTACATTCCTCTTGTGTAATATAATTATCATATACACCAACAAAATTTGTTATATTAACTGTCTTATCCATTACAATAATTGAGCTTTTTCTTTTTGACTTTCATCTAATGTTTTATGATTTTTTTCTAATTTTTTAATTGTTTCAGCGTTAGGTTTCCATTCTTCTTTGTTTATAGTTTGGCCACCTCTGTCTCTTTTAGTTTGAAAAATAACAACGTAACTACCATCATACGGTTTAAGTTTTTCTTTCCACCAATCTGGTTCTTTAATTGTATAGTGAGCATTTTTACCATTAGTTAAAACTTGTGTAGCTTCATAACAAGTAATTGTTAAAAATACTCTGTTACTATAATTAAATATATCTTGTAATACTTCTTCAACTTTATCTTCTTGAACGTGTTCCATAACATCTATACATAAAACTAAATCATATTTATTATTAGGTTTATTAGAGTATTGAGGAACCGCAGGGTCATATGGAGTTATGTTTATGTCCATGGGAGATCCTGGAAGTTTTATATTGTTAAACAAAATGGGATGAAACTTTGCTTTACCACATCCATAATCTAAAATAGATTTAATATTATTTTTTTTAATTATACTAAATATATCATGTTTATATTCAGCTAATGCTTCTCCAACCCAATGCTCCGGATTGACTGCATGATACTTTGTAGCTTCTAATAATGATTCATACATAATTTTTTTCTTTATATTCTTTGTAATGCTTATAACACAATTCACTAAATTCAGTCAAATGCAAAGCCTCTGCAAAAGTGTCCACTTTATAAGCTTCAATACCATCATAGCCCATTTCTTTTGCAATTTTAAATCGATAGTGTCCACAGTGAATTTCTTCATCTTTAAATACACCAGGAAATAATAATCCGTCTTTCTCTATGTATTCACGCACAGTATTTAAATGATTGGGGTCATAGTCTATTTTGTCTTGTAAACTATCAAAATTTATATATGATAGCTTTTCGGGAAACCAAACTATTCTCGCTTTCATTATATTCATAACTATATTATAGTAGATTATATGTTACAAAAATTAAAATTCAAGGCAGGTTTCAATAAGCAAGACACGGAATCAGGGGCAGAAGGTCAATGGACCGATGGTGATTTTGTAAGATTTAGATATGGACTACCTGAAAAAATAGGTGGTTGGTTACAATTAACAGCTGCTCAAAAAACCATACCTGGAGCAGCCAGAGCTCAAGTTGCATTTTCTAGTTTTGCCGGAGAAAAGTATACAGCCATAGGATCATCGCAAGGATTGTTCTTATATTATGGTAATGATTTTTATGATATTACTCCTTTGGATACAGCAATTACAGGATGCACATTAACAACGGTTAATGCTTCAAACACTGTAACTGTAAATAAAGGATCTCATGGTTTAGCTGTAGGACGATATGTAACTTTATCAAGTGTAACTGTTACGGGTGCATCTGACTTTACATCTTCAGAGTTAGAACAAGTTTATGAAATTTTAACTGTCCCTGATATAGATAAATTTACAATACAAGCATCTCGAGCAGAAGGTGGATCAGGTATGACTGCAGCAGGAGCTGCAACTGTTAATCCGTATGTTGAAGTTGGACCAACTACACAAACCACAGGGTTTGGTTGGAGCACATCTACATGGGGAGCTTCTACTTGGGGCACAGCTAGAGCTACAAGTTCTGTGACTCTAGATCCAGGAAACTGGAGTCTTGATAACTTTGGTCAAGTATTAGTTGCAACTATATTTAATGGTAAAACTTTTACATGGAATGCAGGGGCATCGAACGCTAGAACAATCAGAGCATCACAAACCACATCGAATTTTCAAACTACAAACAATCCTACAGCTAGCAGATTTACTTTAGTATCAGACAGGGACAGACATTTATTTCATTTTGGGACTGAAACTACAATTGGTGATGTTACAACACAAGATCCTATGTTTGTAAGATTTTCTAATCAAGAAGATTTAAATACATACGCACCTACAGCAACCAATACTGCAGGAACATTTAGACTAGATACAGGAAACGAAATAAGAGCAGCCCTTCAAGGTAAAGATTATGTGTTTGTTATAACTGATTTAGCTGCATACGTAATTCAATTTGTTGGTCCACCTTTTACATTTAGTGTTAGACAAGTTGGTACTAATTGTGGATGTATTGGTCAACACGCAGCGACCTTTGTTAATGGTGCTGTATTTTGGATGGGATCTCAGGGTGGATTTTTTGCATTCGATGGTACAGTAAAATCATTACCTTCACTTGTAGAAGATTTTGTATTTAGCACCGACGGAGATAATCTTGGATTAAACTTTGATTCAAGAGATGTTATCTTTGCAGGTGCAAATAATTTATATACGGAAGTAAATTGGTTTTACCCTAAAGATGGATCTGATCAAATTGATAGATGTGTAACTTATAATTATTCTGAAAACTGTTGGACAACATCGTCTCTAGATAGAACGACATATCAAGATCAAAGTGTATTTGATAATCCTTATGCAACAGATTACGATGACAGTTTAACACCGGTCTTTCCTAGTATATTAGGAATTACAAATAAATATGGTGCTAGTATTTATTATGAACACGAACAAGGAACCGATCAAGTTAACAGCACAGCAACTACAGCTATCCCTGCTTTTATCAGATCTGGAGATTGGGACATAACATCAAGACGTAGTGCTCTTGGTCAACAAACAGGTGTTGCAGATTACAGAGGAGATGGTGAATTTTTTATGGCTGTTAGACGATTTATACCTGATTTTAAATATCAAACAGGTAATGCTAAAGTAACTTTGTTAGTTAGTGCATATCCAGACGATGTAGCTGTTAGTTCTCCACTTGGACCCTTTACAGTTACGTCAACAACTGATAAGGTAGATACTAGAGCCAGAGGAAGACTTGTATCTGTCAAGATAGAAAACGATGGTACAGGTGAAACTTGGAGATATGGCACACTAAGATTAGACGCACAACCGGACGGTAGAAGATAATGGAATATTTTTTTAATGTAAATACAGGTAAAGTGGAACAAAGACCTGTAGAGCAACAGTTTTATTCAGGTACTACTGTGCCACTAGCAACACCTTTTTCTTCAAATCAAGAAAAGTTTTTGCCTAATATGGCTAAAGGCACAGCATTTGAAAATGTTGTAGCACCAGTTCCATTTACCTCTGCTTCTACTAATTTTCAAGATGCATATTACTTACCTGAAAATAAAATTACACCTTTAGGATTCGACACTACTTACGGTGTAGCCAATGAGCCAGATGTTGAACAAGTAGATTCTTTAGGTACCTCAGAAGAATCAGGTATAATGAAACTACTTAAATTTTTACGTCCTGGAAGTATTTTAGAATCAATACTACCTGATCCAAACCCTCAAGCTCTTGCAATGAGAAATTTTTATGGAAGTCAATTTGGTTTAACACCTACAGGTCAAGTTGCTTCAGGTATTATGAAAGGTTACAATCCTGTATATGGTGGTTTTTTAAATATGATTACAGGTGGTAAGTTTGGTAAACCTACACAGTATGGATTAGCAGGAGCTATGCAAAGAAGAATAGAAAACATTTTAGGTAGAAAAGCACCACAAACAGATGCGAGTAGAAAAAAAGTAGCGGAGTTAAGAAGATTACAATTAGCTGAAATAGAAGATAGAGCTGCAGGAGGAGAAAGTATGTCTAGTATAGGTAAATCTACTTTCAGTGGACCAGGTATGGCATTTGCACCTAAAACAGATACTTATAGTGGTGGTAAAGTAGTCTCTTCATCTAGTGTACCTGGAGGAAAATACGGGTCACCAAAATAATGGCTAAAGTAACAAACTACATACCTGAACCAAAACAAGAATACGATGTAGAAAATCAAAGACAGATACTAGAATCTTTAACTACATTACAAAATCAATTAAACTTTTCTTTTCAACAAGACTTGAAAAATGAACAAGATGCGTTTAATTATTTTATGTCATGAGTATAAATTATAAAAATCAAGGTTTTAAACAAACCGGCACAGGTAAAACTACTGTGCTTACTTGCCCTACAGATGGAACAATCATAGTTAAAAGTATTTATTGTGTTAACAATGATGCATCATCAGGTATTTTAGTCAACATGAATTTTGTTGACTCGTCAGATTCTAGCACTGAATATGAATTTTTTAGAGATGACGTAGCAGCTAAGACACAAGTAAATGCTTCACCTCAAGGCTTGAATTTAGAAGCAGGAGATGCTATAACAGTACAAGCAGCTACAGGTAGTAGTAAGATACAAGGCCTGATAAGTTATGCTTTAATAGATAGAAGGAATGAAAACGGATAATTTACCAAAGATTGATTGTACGACTATAGTAACATATAGAAATACAAAAACTGGCGAAACATATAAAGAGAAGAAAGAAGGACCTGATATTGTACAAGACGTTACTGTGCAGGTAACTAATAAAGGTTTAGAAGTC